ACACCGCTCTTGCGTAGGTTGCCATCTCCAAGTATCGAACCGACCGCCACCTGGAACTGAATGTCGCTGAAGGTGATCTTACCCAAACCTAAAACCTTGTCTCCCACTGCCAAGGAACTGGCTTTTGCTTCTCCGCTAGGTGTAAACACTAGATGATTCGGCGTGACGACCATCGTGCTTTTACCATTTCTACCCAGCCCGTTAGTAGTGTCAATGCGAATAAAGTCGTCGGTGTTTCCGTTGTTGTGCCAGTCGATGACAGGCTTGCTTGACACCGTACCCGTCTCCGGGTCCATGGAAAGAACGCTGACGTTCAACTTCTGATTGACGATTTTGCCAATCTTTTCGGTCGTGCCATCTTCCAACATGACGCGAGTGTTGTATGAAAAACAGCCAAACATGACTCCTATCTTGTCCCTCAGTTGGTTCACAAAAATCACAGTAACTTGGTTAGCAGATGCTTTGCCTATTAGCTTGCGACATGCCTGTGACATAAGACGGGCTTGCAACCCCATCACGGCATCTCCCATCTCTCCATCAAGCTCGGCTCTAGGAACTAGAGCGGCCACTGAATCGACTACAATAAGGCTTACAGCGCGACTATCAATCAACGCCTCTACTGTTTCAAGTGCATCTTCTCCAGAAGACGGCTGAGAGATCAAAAGCTCATCCACGTTGACGCCTAATTTCGCTGCATAGGTAGGATCAAGTGCATGTTCAGCATCAACAACTGCGCAGAGATTGTCTGTATTTTTTTGCTCTTGAGCAATAATGTGCAAACAAAGAGTGGTTTTACCAGAGCTTTCTGGTCCAAAAATCTCGATTAGTCTGCCACGCGGCACCCCTCCGCATCCAAAGACTTCGTTATCTAATGTCGGCAAATTAGTCGGAATACTGGGGACGGGTTTACCAACCTTACTACCTAACCGAACAATTGACAACGTTGTGTCTAATTGTTTATTAAGTTGCTTTTCTACGACTTTTAGAGCAGCAAATTTATCTGCCTTTGTTGATAACTCTTTTACAGCATCTTTCTTAGAAACTGGCAAAGCCTCCGCTACCGGCGCAACATCGTCCAGTAGGGAGGCCAAATCTGCTAATGCTTTACTCATTTGTCTTTGCGTTCTCCATTTGTGCTTGCATCAACGCTACAGTACTCAGAAATTTCTTTACGTTATGCAAGAACTTTGGTCCTTGCAAAGCGATAATCAACTTTTCATTACCGGCTGCAATTAGCTCTTCAGCCGTCTGCACAGTCGGTCCATTAGAATTAAGCCAATTTGCCCAACAATTATCGCAATTTCTATGTCTAGGTTGCCGTGATAAGTCCAGTTTATGCCCACAAGATTTAGCTATTGGGTGTTGGATGGTAACATATCGTTTACGCAATTTAGCCATGTCCGACTTGGACAAAGGCACCGATGGGTCTATACTTGCTGGTAATGATTCAGCAGCAAGATCAAAGCTTTCGGTGACTTCATACTCTTTGTCGATAAGTGCGTTCTCTTTAGGTGTGAATGAGTTCATGCTTCCCTCACAATCGTCCCATCACCCAGACCGTAGGATACAATCTCTTGTTCTTGCTCAGTCAGCCTAGGAGTTACTAGGCCATACTTCTGGAGGATCATCTCACGTTGAACTTTGTTCTTACAATCTGCCAGTTCTTCTGTCATTGAATCTTTTGCTTTTACTTTAGTCATATTCCCTTTCCGTATTAAATACGCCGTTTGACTTCTGGCACGTATTCATATACGCTTATTGTCTTATTGCTGTAAAATATCTACCAACAGGGCTAATCATACGTTTGATGAAAATGTGCCCGATGGCTTGCTCTATCTTAGAACGTTGTCTAAGTTTAAAAATCGGTCTCGATGGGTCTTCATAGAAATAAGTATTCATGAATATCTCACCTAGATTTCTGCCAATCGTATCTAAGCCATCTGCCACAGCATTGTCAACATCAATGAAGAAATCCAAAGCATTCGGCCTAGCCGGATTAGATGACCCCGGCATCTGATCTATCGTTGCTACTTTAATCCCGCTACCGTTCTTCAGTGACGTGTAGTGCCCTTGAATTGGTTCCGGCCCTTCTTCAGTATGCGCGAACGGGTCACCGATAATTTCGTCAAAGGCTTTCTTGTTATTATACCATCTCTCGCTTCGTTTACTTGTCCCCAACTTTCCCCCGAAGGGCCTTTATTTTCTTAGCCCTGATTTTAGTTCCTACTCGCCCTGGCATACAGAATCTGTTCTCACCAAACACTACATAGAATGGTGGAAAGTCTAGATAGTTTCCGGCTTCTTTTAATCTTTGCGCATCGTCTTGGAATACTGCAATGCCTTTGTTGCAAGGCCAGCAGATTAATCCTCTGACCTTTCCCGTAAGATGGCAGTGATCGACTGCTAGTATTAGTCTTTGCCCCTTCTTGCCATACTTTTTATGGCATATAGCACAACATCCTTTTTGAAACTTCAAGACTTGTTTGTACTCATCTAGAGTAATGTTATACTCTCGTTGTAGTCTTAAGTCTTTTGCCCTTTCTTGCTTTTCTTGCTTTTCTTTTTTCGTCACTTGTTTTCCAAGAAGCAACCTAAATCGATTAGCTTCAAATTGTAGTCGCCTCTGTCCACATCGACTGCTAGCCCGACGTTGTTAGTACATATGTCAGTGCCAAGTGATTTATTCCAGCACGAATCTACTAAAGCTGATAGTGCGTTACACCCCGCTTCCCCTACCGCTGTAAACAAAAGAGGCTTGTAATATTCCATAGCCATTATACCACAGTCCCAGTTAAAGTAAAATATCTGGGGCATGAATTGCCTAAGTATTTTGTACTTTTTGAAACGCTCTATCCGGCACACCGCACTGTACTCTGCCCTCGCGTGTTCTATATTGTCACTTATATTGGTCTCATAATCAGTCGTATACCGTGGAATCTTGAACACCAAGTCCAAGCCTCTTACTTTGTACACACGCCGGTAAGCACCGTAGCCTTTGCTAATCTCGTGGCATTTAATGCCAAGTTTCTTTATGTCTTCTAGGCTTTTGGGAGAATGTTTACACAGTAGCTCTACGATGTCTGGAATGTTCATACTATAATACCCTCATCCGGCTCTTGTGGGACAGTTGGCGCTAATGCCTCTTTTAGTTGATTAAAAGGCAATCCCATTGCCGTTGCTTGCTTTTCATACCCTACACCTTTCGAAGCCTTTTCGTCCATGGCTGCGATTTTTCCGGCGCTAAGGCTATGCACTGTACTTGTTGCGCCATTGAAGTAAAGAGTTGTTGAACCTCCTGCACTATACCGCGAAAGGTTACAAGTCATTAACATCTCTGGGGCAAACGATCCTTCAGTGTTTATATATGCTCCTTGCGAGAGCATGTCTTTGGTTACTTCTCCGAGTTTATTACGGTTAATTGTTAAGAACACATCAGCGTCTTTAGCAACTTGACTAGCACCATCAACACTGTCAGATGTTGCTAGACTGTTTACGCCGATTCTATGCGGCTGAAGAAGTATTACCATTTGTACACCGTAATCCTTACCAATCTTAGTAAGTCGTTTGCTTATCTGTGACAAATGCTCTGTTCTGTTCTTCCCTTTACCAATAGTCACATCACATAGTAGTTGTAAATTGTCAATTACTAGCCAAGTTGCCCCATAACGTCTAATAATGTCGATGACTAGTTTGTATATGTCTTCTTCATTAGAATAAGCGGGATAGCATAATAGTAAGTTCCCTGTACGATTGGATGCTAGCTCTTTCAATTGCGGTATAACGTTCTTGAATTGTTCGGTAAGCTCTTGTGCTTCTTCCGGTGTTTTTGGGAGGTTATCAGCTATGCCGGATTTGTGTGAAACCCACCGCCTTGCTTGCTTGGCCCTTGTCATTTCTAGACAAATAATAGCAGCTACTTCTCCATACTTCTCCACCATGTATTCCACTAGATTCATGGAAACAATTGACTTTCCTGATTTTTCAGGACCAAGCAGCATAATGCAATCTCCTTCATCAAATTGCACCAAGTTCTCAATCAATGGCCAAATGTATTTCTGCCCCGCCCCTTTCGCTTCTAATTCTTCTGTAAATTCATCCAGAGCATCTACAATTCCCTTAGTCCCTTCAGCATCGAATAATGTAGCATTTTTCTTTAACTCTTCGAACTTTTCCAGAGTCCCGCCGCCTGATGTAAACCATTCATTAATGTCTTTGCCATTGCGAACTTTACCGTCTTCGGTCGTGACTGTAAACATCGGTAACACAATCTTCCAGCACTTCTCGATGCCAACTCTACACGCAAGCTCTTGTGATGCCTTCTGGCCAACCTTATCGTTGTCATATAGAATGAACACCTTTTCTACGGAGTCCAACTGAGTGATCCATTCGCTTTTTTTAATATTAGCTCCCGGAACTCCGCATACATTCATTATACCACGGTCAATAGCTGCGATGCAATCCATCTCCCCTTCGACAAGAATGATTTCTTGAGGGTTCGCATTGATGGCTTCGATGTGGTACAACGTTGAATCCCATCCATGTGGTGAGTTAAAGTCTTTCGGAATCTTTTTTAAATCATTAGGGTCAGGAAGTGTGCGGTATTTAGCCCAGATACAGTTACTATTCAACAAGTATGGTATGACTATCGCTCTCACTTCTCCAGTTGATTTGAAGAAGTGCTTCTCTTTTAGTCCTAGTTTCTGGCGCTTGATTGTTTCAATCGATATGCCTCGAATATTTACTAGATAATCCAAGGCATCTACATCATTGAGCAGCGCTGTATGCAATACTTCCACGTCTGGTAACAAATCTTGCTTTTTTTCTGAATTTCCCCACTCTTTCTGGGATGAGACTCCGGGAATTATCAACCCAAGATGCT